ATATGTCAACAAGAAGTAATGTAGCTATAGTAGATCCAGTAGATAATAATGTTAAGGTTATCTATGTTCACTCGGACGGTTATCCTGACGGAGTAGGGAATTGTCTTTTAAAATATTATAACAGTTTTGAAAAAGCGATGCGGTTGATCAATAAAGGAGGTGCGTCTTACTTAGGGGAAACCCTGGACGAGTGTAATTTTTATAATGATGTCGAAGACGGTTACAAACAATTTAATAGTGAATACAATTATATGTATGAAATGAGAGGGGATATTAAGATTGAGTATATTTATTTATATAAGGATAATAATTGGTATGTTTCAACTATGAAGACATTAAATAAAAAACCAAAAGATCTTTACGATAATTATTTAGCATACAACACTAAATTTATATTGGTTGAAAAACATGAAGAATACACAGCACCCGAAGAACTAAAACACGGTGAAGTAAAAATGGTTGGTAATATAACTAAAATGTTATCTGAAAAGTTTGGGGAGGATAGTATAATTTCTCAAGGGAGAAAAGTTAAAAAATTGAATTAAACGATTTGGCCTAGTCGAGGGGGTCTGGTATTTTATCCTGAATGCCTATAAATGTTCAATTGCTATTTTTAATTTTTGTGCGTTGAATAGCGAAAAATTGTAAACAAACATTTAACCTCGACTAAATTTTTTTTATATCTATTATAACACAATTAGGAATTATTGTAGTATTACCAATTTCTTCAATCTCACCTTTTTCATTTGCGGAATAGTCACCAAAAATTCTTGTAACGCCTTTTGCTTGTGAAAGTAAATGGCCCTTAGTCACACAATTTGCAAGTTTTAATTTTAAAAGTTGTTCAATCGATTGCCAGGAACTATCAGATAAAATATCAAGCCATGTTACGGAAACCATGGGGTATCTGTCTTGCCAATTCTTTGCTTTTTTATTTATCGTTATTTTTCTTTTAATCATTATTTAGATACTTTAAATTCATTTTCATAAGTAATATCAGTCCCATGCTCTTTAATATTTTTGTAAACTCTTTTATTGTTCTCGGTCCTTACCTCGACAGTACCAATAGAGGCTGATAAATGTTTATTATGTTTTTCATTAAAAAGTTGTATCCAATCACTAAAATTATTTTTCTTTAATTTCTTTGAATTCTGTTTCAATTGTTTTGGCATTGTATCCGTCTATTTTAGTTGATAATTCTTTTAATTTATTTTCTAATTCATCTCGGCTCATACCTTCAAGGCCCGAAACAGTGACCTCTCGTTTATCTACATACATGCCCGCTAATTGTCCTGATCTATATTCAGCTTGCACGGACACATTGAATTGTTTATTTTTTTCCGCCTCTCTAGATAATTTATCTAATCTTCTATATCTTTTTAACTTATCTTTAGAAAATTTATTTACTTCTTCTTCATATTTTTTATCTAAATATTTTGCGATATGTGGATTTAATCTTCTGTTTAATAATCTCGAGGCTATAGCAGAATAATCAGTAGGGTTTTTGCACTCGTATTTGGCTTGTTTACATGCATCAGCGTAAGTTATCTCACCCCAATTTGCTACAAGAATATCAACAAACAATCTTTGTTTTGGAGTAAGGTCCTTTTCGGATCTTTCCATTTTTTTTATTTGTGCCATAATTTTTACTATATAGATTATTTTAACACATTAGAACACCTCTAAAAAGTTGCGAAGGGTATCTCTTTAAGCAATATTACTTGCTAGGTGTCCCTGAGGGACACCATAGGGACACCACAGGGACACCATAAAAAGGTACTTAAAGTATTGTTATTATTAGTTTATTTGCTTAGAGGGACACCAGGGACACCATATTTACCCTATGGGGTACTTTTTCTTTATCAGGGGTCTGTATAATCTATATAGTAGATTTTTTTTCGGGGCTTCGGGGAGGATATTTTCGGGGCTTTGGGGAGGATAATTAGTTGTTTAATCGCCCATATAACCCCTCTTAAGGGCCTCCGGGCCTTCGGGAGGATAATTGTTTACTGATCCGTTGTCACGTGTTATAAAACCCTTAAATAGTGTTAATCATTATTTGCTCTCTCTGGGTTCTGGGGTTTATATTTTTTGTTTTTTCTTATTACCCCCAGGATCCTTTTTAAGACCCTCAATACTTTTAATTTCTTTAAGAATCTTACGCCTCACTTCTTTTTCAACGGTTGCTCTATACTGTTTATACAGCCATCTGTACCGTAACCATTTTAATTGCGTCTTAGTATACTTAATAATTTTTTTAGACACCAATTCATTAAACTTACTTCTAATAATTTCGGGCTCAAAATTTGCGTACCAACAAATGTTATTAAAATTTTTAGTATCATTAGTAAACCAATCGTAACTATCTTGCTTTACATAAGCATCTTGTTTATGCTGACCCATGTTTAAAGCGTCCTCGAAAGATTGTAATATAATCGCTTGAAACAAGCGCTCTTCCGGTAGCCGGTGTTCACGGAATAGTTCCCGTGATATATTAATGCCCAAAATCTTTAACAAGTTTAGTGAATAATTCACGATAATGCCTTAATACTTTAGGGTTAGATACAATATTCATGGCGAAATAATAATCGTCTAGGTGGTTTTCTATGAATTCCGAACGATCCTCACCTGAGAGGCTTTTACAAATTTCAATTTTTTCTTCAGCTAAACTATCCAGATCTTCCATAATATACATGCGGAGAGGGAAAAGATATGGAATGGATATTCTCCGCATGTACTATTTTCATTTTAACAATGAAAATGCCTAAAAACAAAATTATCGTAACCATACACCTTAACCTCTCAAAATTTAAGTTAATTAAAGTTTTTCGTGATTAATGAATATAAAGTGTTTAACCCCACTTTTCCATATAGGTGATTTGGAATACGATGATTAATTTTATAATGAATGGAGAACTATTGCAAGTGTTTTAATTGAGCGGGTCCAGGCTACCGGACACCGCTCAACATGGCCATTATTTACCGTTCAAAAGCTTTCGCCCGTGGGACAATAAATTTTCTTTCGTTTTCTCATACGAAACGTTTTGCTTTTTAGCAATTTTTTTTATTTCATCATCGGTAATTTTAGCAATCATCGATGCGGGTTTCCTAAAACCGTGACTACCCATTGCACGTAAAATGCAGTAGGTATCAATGTCAACAGCACAGGATTTCCATTTGTTTATGTCCATCTGTTTCTCTTTCTAGTTGTCGTTAAATTCATCCTCTTGGTATTCTCTGTCGACAAAATATCTAATGAAATTTATTTTATTAGACATATTACCATTATAGATTTTATCGAACACTCTAATAAAATCTTCAGTATTAGTACCCCGTAATAACAACGCAGACTTACTTTTTAATGCAGCTTTAAAACGTTCCCATTTAAATTTAGGATGTTCACTACATACAGCAAAAGCAGTAATAAATGAACGAGTTAATTTAATGCCAAAATTATTTTTTATAAACATTAAACTCCCTCCCAAATCATTACATCTTTGTAAGTGAGTAATTTTAAACTTACCTTGTTTAAAATCATTTCGTGTTTCTCTCCACATTGAGTATCCGCCCGCTAAAATAAATATTGCACACTCTAAAGGTAGTGAATATTGTTTAGTCATAGCTCGAACAATTTGATAATCTTTTTTACCGTTCTCAATATGAAAATCTAAGTAACCCTTCATAGACCAATTTTTTCTATTGGCATTCATAATTGCTACATCTAATTCATTTTCAAACGTACCTCTTATGTATTTAATAGGTTTACCTAGTTCTTTTCTAGCTTGTAGTGTGTGTTGGCCATCTACAACTTCATCTTGTTCATTGATAAAAATGGGAAGGTCAAGATCTCTTTTCTTAATTTCCTTTTTTAATCTAGCAACATGGCCTTTGTCGATTTCACGATTACCCCTTACGGTTTTAAACATATCGTAATTTTTAGTAACGTGTATTATATTATCTTCGTTTTTCTTTTTTAGTTTAGACATTTTCAATCTCCATATCTATGTTAGTTTTTGCATCAATTTCGCTCTGGATTAAATCTTGAGCAGTCCAATCGTTTAAAGGATAGACAGCTTGCTCATCTAGTACTAGCGGAATCTTTACAAGTTTATTTGATTGTTGGTTAAAATGGAGATCAGCCCGTTCCATCGGTTGACCATCCACGGTTAGTGATCGAGTTTCTGAAAGCACTTTATCCATTTCAGATACCCAATC